GCTACTTTCATCTGCAACTGTAACATTTGTAGATGTAGTTGCTGTAGCCGAGTTTCCTGTACAAGATCCTGAACTGCCTGATGTGTTACCTGTTACATCTCCTGTCAAATCTCCTGCAAATCCAGTTGCTGTAAGAACACCTGAACTTGAGTTGAAAGCAAGATTGCTTCCTGATTTAGGAGCAAGATCACCTGTTGCTGCAGTTACAAACAAAGGAAAACATGTGGTGTCAGATGATTCGTCAGCTACAGTAACATTTGTTGATGTAGTTGCGGTTGCTGCTGTGCCACTTGTGTTTTGATTCCCTGCTGAGTTTACACCAGGTAGGTCAATATTTGCTGTACCATCAAAAGATACACCACCAATGTTTCGTGCAGTCTGCAAAGCCGTTGCTGTTGCTGCGTTGCCTGTGGTTGAACCTGATGTGCCACTTACATTTCCTGTGACGTTTCCTGTTATATTGCCTGAAAACGTGCCTGATAATACATCTGTGCTTGAGTTGAAAGTCAATCCTGATGCTGTCTTTGGCCCTAAGTCGCCAGTCGCTGCTGTGACAAAAAGAGGAAAACAACTGGTATCTGACGACTCATCTGCAACTGTTATTGCAGTAGGCGTTGATGCAAAATAACTTTTTGCTGTATCAAGACCAACTCTTTTCAAAGTACCTGCATCTGAAATTAAAAGCTCATCAGCGTCTGCAACACCTGATGATAATTCTGTTTGACCTGAGATGACATTGTCATTAAGCATACCAGCTTCAACAGCATCATTTTGTATTGTTACTGCACCATTGGTTGCTATTGCTATATCGCCTGAAATAACCACAGGGTTAAAATTTGTGCCATCTGCAATTAAAGCTGCTCCACTTGTATTGGTAGACATGAATAAATCATCGCCTGATATAGTCACATCACCTGTAAAAGTAGCATTTCCTGAAACACTTAATGCTCCTGAAGATGTAACAGTTGTAGCTGTTAAATCAGGCATATTCGCTGCAACATTTGCAAGAGTTACCGCTACAGATGTGTCTGAGTCAGTAATTGCAAACAAAGCACTACTACTAGGGGTGCTTGTTGTTGTCAGTTCTGAAAATTTCTTTGTTGCCATTTATTGTACTGTCCAAGTTGTTGTTGCTACTGCTGGTATATCTTGCCAATTACCAGGTGCTATATTTTTATTATCTTCTTGTTGGAAGATGTTTCCATCTTCATCGGCAAGCAAGAATATATTATCTTCTGTCTCAAAATAACCCTGTGCTACATCGCTTACATTTGTCCATGTGGTCATTAGTATGCTCCGTAGTCAATTCTTGTAGTCGGTGCTACTCCTGAATGTCTGTCTCTTTCGTTTGAATCTATTATATCTTTTTTGGCTCTATCGTATAAAGCTGACCAAGTTTGTAGTCTTTTGTCATTATAGAGATAAGGCTCTGCTTCAACTAATGCTGCGTAAAGATAAGCGTCAGGGTGAAATGTAAGCATGTCATTGGTCGTATTTGAATCTGATAAAGCTGTAAAATATTTAAAATACAGCATTTCTATTTCGTATACCCCGTCAGGTATTGGTCTTAGCTGAAAGGTATTACCAATAATAGAATATGCTTTTGGTTTGCCTGTGTTGCTTCCTGCTCTAACTCTATCCATTTGCTCAGGAGTTAGATATTCTAAAGCTGTTTTAGGATCGGTGTTAAGTTGTATGTTACGCATAGCAACAAAATTATCAGGCAAAGTATAATATTCAGTATCAGCTATAGTGCTTGCTGTAACTCTTGTTTCCATACGCCTTATTTTAAAATCTCTTCTGTGTCTTGTCTCTGCAAGTGCAATAAATTCAGGTATTCTATCATCTAAGTCTGTTCTATCTAACCAGTTAGATATAGCTGTTTTAAGTTCTGAGTAGTTTGTAAGTGCCATTATATTTTTCTATTGGTTGTTTTTAAGTATCTATATTCAGGGCTGTTGATTAATTTTTTAACGCCCTCTTTGTGATTTGGGTTAAACATATCAACCCCATATTTACTTTTCCATTCGTAATACACAGTCATAGGAATCCTTGCAGATAACCTAAAATCATCAGCTATGTGGTGATCTTCTTGTTGTAGTCGTTTGTTTGAGTCAATAAGGGGTTGTATATTTTCAATGTGTTCTATTGCAAACTCCCCTGTGGGATTATGATAGTGAAATATTTGATTATGTCCTATCTTTCTACTCATTCACTTAACTCATCTATATACAGATTAGCTGTAGAACTTGCCACAATCGCAGCAATTTTCATACCGCCATCAATTTTAAATATCTCATCATTGTTTGCTGCGAGATATGTTGAGCTTGTGGTTGCAGTAGGATTAGCACCAAATGCGATATGCACACCATCAGTATCAGCTATGACTCTGACGTATTCTGTACTTGCATTAGTTGCTGCTGTTTGCTGAGAACCTGTATTTACAGTCCTTTTGATTGTATTGGTCACTCTTAAACCATAATTAGCCATATTTATCTCCTAATTACAAATGTTACTAATAATTTTTTAGTTCCTGTAGAACCACCATCTGTAATCATTTCGATAGTTCCATCTTCTTCAACTCGATTAGCTGCTGTAGGTACTGCTGAATCAACTGTACCTGCTGCTGAACCTGAGTGTGCAACTGTAATGCCACCACCTGTTACAGCAGTACCACCAATTTCAAAACTAATTGCAGCATTACCACCACTTATAGCACCTTGTAGTGCTGTTATGATTTTAATTATTCTGCCACCATCAGGAACAGGTACAAACGTACTTGATGCAGTAGAAATATCTTCTATCTCTGCTGTTATAAAATAATCGTTTAATGTTCTCATTAAATTTCTCCATGTCAATAACCCTCGTTCCGAAGCGATACCTTCTTCAAGGTCATTATTAATTTGGTATCAAAAGTGGGGGAGCAAAAAAACAAGGATAAAAGCTCCCCCTAACATATATATCAGGATATATGAATTTTATTATGAAGTTGTTAAGTCAGCAATAGTCGCTGATGATGCTTCATTTTTAGCAACAAGTGTCCATTCTGCCAAGAGTAATCTCTTTTCAGCATCACCTGTTTTCGCTAGTTCTTGTGTTTGGAAAGGTCTTAAAAACCCTGTAGCAAACATTTCAGTATCTACGGCTAAAGCACTTCTTCCAGAAGAACGAAGGAATCTATCAGCAACCACTCTTACTTCTCCGAAGTCTGAAACGTAAACGTCAATAGTAGCCACTAGACTTCTATCTTCCGCCATGTCCATACGAGTTGAGTTACCTGTAAATCCAGATACTTTTTGTTTGTTGAAAGAACCAACTAGCAATAAGTCAGGATCACCGCCATTGTCAAAACAGCTTTTTAGTTCTGTTTTAAGTATTGACTCAGTTAAAACTCTTTGTGTGCCATCTGTTACAGAGCCACTAGAGTTTGAACCACCTGAACCATAACTGTTGTTGGTTACTGTCCAAGATTCAAAACCTCTTGACTTACGAGCCGAAGCTCCATTGCCTGAACCTGCTGTTGCATCGTTCTTGCCTGTCAAGTCTAGTTCCATATCTCTTTTGAGTTCTTTCCCTGCTTTCGCTATTTGATAAGCTAGTTCAGAATCTCTACCTGCGTGATCTACTGCTTCTTGTGTACCTGAAACCATTACCGGTTTGTAAGATATTTGAGTGTGATTAAACACCCTAGTTGTAGCTGATAACGCAGCGCTTGGAGAATCATCTCCTTCAATTTGCGCATTTGAAGCTGCTGATGCTAATGAGTCAGTTTGCCATTCGTGCTTAGTAGCAGTCGCATCACCTACACCGATAGATGACATAAATGGTGTGTCTGTTGGAGAGATATCGTAGATAATATTCTGCAAGTCCTCTCTATTTCCCACAGCATCATAGGTTTCAAATGTGTTTGATAATTGCGCCATTTTTACACCTCTGTGTTAAAAGTTAAGTATTGTCGATTAAAGCATGGATTTGATTAATGACGCAGCGTCATCAACTTTACCACTTCTCCTTAATCTGCTCTTTTGTCGCTTCACTTTCTCTGTATCTATATCTGATTTTGTCGTTGAAGTTCCGGGTTTAGTAACTTTAGGCACTACTTTAGATTTTTTCTTAGAAATCTGAGTTTTTTGAAGCTGGTCGTACAACATGGCATCGTAAAGTATCTTTACCGCCCTTGCATCAACCATCGAATCAATTTCTTGCTCAGTCAAACCTTGATCCATAGCATATTTTCTGATGCTATTTTGTATTTTAGTACCTTCATCTGCATGGAAATAGTTTGGTATTTTGTCAGAAATAATCTTCTTGTTTTCACTTAAAGTTTCTTGCCATTTCTTCTGAAACTCAATTTTTTTAGCTTCTTCGACTTTGTTCTTTTCATCAACAACTAATTTTTGTTGCTTTTCAAGATCATCTAATCTGCCTTTTTTGAGTAAATAATCAGTTGGATTCTCTACCCTGAGTCTTTCCCAATCGGTTTTTTCTAAAGTTTTAAGTTCAGAACCAACCACATCGTCAAGTTTTTCAAGTTGAGAAATGTAACGATCCCTTTCTTGTCGAGTCGCAGCTAATTCTTCATCAGCTTGTTTGCGTTGTTCGGACAATACTCGTGTCTTGTGTGTGTAATCAGCTTGTCTTGAATAACCTGCTCTAAGTTCATCGAGAGTAACCTCAACATTTTTACCATCGACCTTGATGGTGTATGTTTCTGGTTTCTCAACTTCCTCAGTTGGTTGTTCATCAACAATGTTTTCAACATCTGCGCTAGAAATTAGCTTATCATCTGTTTCTGTTTGTACTGATTCGGCAACATCATTTGCCTGTTCGACTAACTCATCCTGAGTAGTCATTTCTTCTTCGGTGCTTTCAGATTGTTCTTTCGAGTTCTGCATGACTCCGAGAAGTGCTTTCTGTGCTGATTCAACATCAGTTACAGGAATTCCTTTGTGTTTGCTTTCTTTAGTTGGTATGTTATCACTCATTTTTTATCTCCCTTACGTTCATCTTCTAGTATCTGTCCATTTTCGACAGTTTGCACTAGGTTGTTTTTGACCTCTAAAATGGCTCTTTGCTTATGGTAAAGCGCTTCTCTGCCTTCGGTATCTTTAATTTCAGTAGATATCCATTGTTGATATCCATTGTTCAATACAGAATTGAAAGCAGCAACCATCTGGGGATTTTCAAGTAATAACTTGGCATCTTGTCCAGCTTTAATTTGCTGATCTTTTTCAGTCATTTTGTTCTCCTATCTGTTTGATTCTATCCACTACATAAGTGGGTATAGTTCTTCTCCCAGAGAGATATCCCTTAATTTTATTGACAGGTATGCCTGTTTTAAGGAACAGCTCATTGATCGAAACTCGGTGTTTCAACATCAAGTGTTGTAATTCGTATCTAGTAATTTTATTTTCTTTTTGCAAATGTTTTAACATTCTTTGGTTTTGGTCCTGTATTACCTGCTGCTCTTTTTCTCGATACAGCAGACTTAATTTGCGATTTGGTCATTCTTGCAGCTTTTGAAGCAGGTACACATTTAGGGTATTTGCGCCCACTTCCTTTAGACCTACCACATTTATTAAATCCACCACCTTTCTTCGGTGATCCGATATCAACCCAATTTTCTTTGAACCATTTTGTAAGTCCACCAGATGATCTAGCCACTTCTGTAGCCCCCACCTCTTTTTTTGTAAGTCCTGACTAGCCAAGCATTAGCATAAGCAGAGGGATAAACTTTGAACTTTCTTTTGGCTTCTGACTTTACCCTTGAATACAAAGCAGGATTGGTTGGTATATTACGCCCTTTTTTTCTTGCTTTTTTTGCCATTTTTTATGACACCTCTGCCTATTAATACGTCTTTTTTGGTTATTTTTCCATCCTTGTTAAGATCAGGAAATTTTTTTTTCCTTTTTTTCATGCTCTAGCTACCTTCTTTGCTCTTGCAGATAAGTCTTTAAAATGAAAGACAGGTTTCGATGTTTTGCTGTGTTTCTTGCCTGTATGTATTGATCCATTAGGCATTTTATGTACAGCTCCTTTGAACTCTTTACCTGTCCTAAAATAATGCTTAGTACCTGCTCCCATTAGCAACTACCTATTTTCGTTTTCTTTTTCTTTTTCATCATTTTTTTCTTTGGTCTGCCTTTTTTAGAACCATAAGTTCCTGTTCCCATTGGACACATAGTATTTCTCCTAAAATAAATTTAATATTTCTTGCATGTTATTGCTTACAAGCGCAAATACAATGACTGCTCCATAAACAATATATTTAAATCTAAATATCTCAATCTTGACATCTCGCATATCTTTCTCAATATGTTGCAGATGATTGTTTTTTATATCGCTTATATCTTTTTTGATAATCTCGATTTCAAGATTAAGTTCGTTTAAGTCTTTCATGCTAGTGGCAATCTTTTTCTTTTTGGATAGAGGTTAAGAGCCATAGCAACCGCTTGTTTTTGTGGTTTGCCTTCTTTTCTTAGTATTCGTATTTTTTTTGAGATGAGTCTATTTCTGCTCTCATTCTTGTAATCTGGCTTATATTTTGGAAAAGACATTATTTCGGTCCTATCCCAACCGGTCTGCCTTGTACTGCTTCAAGCGCTAATTCTTGCTCGTTTAGTTCGAGTTGTGATTTTTTCAATTCTAAATCTTTGTTTTTGAGTGCTAAGTTTATTGCAGCTTCTTCTTGTTTTAGCTTCAATTCTTGTGCTTTTATCTCGGTTTCAATTTGTAATTCTTGTGCCTGAAGTTGTAGTTTTTGTAATTCAACTTGTGCTTTTTGAGCTTGTACTTTCTCCTCAACTGTAGGTTGCGGTGGTTGAGGTGGTGGCATCATAGCAGGATTTGATATGAATGTATCAGTATTTTTATAACCAGCTTGTGCTATAAACTCACTAACTGCATTGTATATATTCTGTGGTTGCACTAATGTACCCATACCACCTTGTTGCACTAAAGTGCTTATAATTTGCATAATACTAGACATTACTTGCATTTTGCTTTGTTGTGAGCCACTTCCTACACCTACACTAACTGTGCAGTTTAGTTTTTCTTTCCATCTCGATACATCAATCGGTACAAATTTACCATTGAGATAAAACATTTTCTCACGATCCTCGTATCTCTGGACAAGCGAGTAGATGTTTCTGAATAAATCTTTTACCCCTGTTTCTGCAAAAATACGAGCAATAAGCTCGATTCTTTGTGTTGCTGACTCTGTTGCTGCTGATATCGCCCCAGAGGTTACATGAGATGTCAATACTTCAGGATTCAGTCCTTGTGTCATTTTAGATACACCTGACCTTTCTTCCCTAATGCCATCTAAGTATCTAACCATATCGAAAGCATAAGGTTGTATTTGTGGTGTCGGCAAAGCAGTTACAGCATTTGGACTTCTCATTCTGACAATACCACCCGGTCTTGATGTCAATAAATCATCGAGTTCTACTTGCCCTGCTAAAACCGCATACCTTGCATTGTTGGTTAGATACATATTGTCTAACAGGTTTCTCATAATCGTTGATTTGATAAGCTGTATATCGCTTACAGTATCAGCAATACTCATGCCATAAAACTTATGTGGTATCGGTATTGGGCAGATAGCTGAGAAAGGAATCATGTCTATCTCGATATTGTCCAATATATAACTACCACCTTTGGTAATCTTTCTAAGTTCGGCAATCCCATCGCCATCGAAGTCGAGTCTTATGTAACACTCGTCAATCCAAACCTTTTTGTTCGGTCCTTCACCTTCTGATGGTGGTACTGAATCATCATCGTAGCTAAACCTTGCTAGTCTTTCCTCGTTCAATTCAGCTTCAGAACTCATGTAGCTTGGTATATCTTCGATTACTTTAGGATCGTAACCTTCCTGTATTAGCTCACTTACAGTCTTTTTTACTCTATGGCATACAAACTGAGCATCGTGTAAATCAACCGCCCTTCTCGACACCAAAAACTCCTCTGGTGGTACAGCTAAGACTCTTACTTGTCCGCTTGTTGTAGTTCTTTGTACTTTTACATCGTGGCTTTTGATTTCAGGGCTAATCATTATGCCATTTTCATCTGACTGTGCTTTTTGTATTAGTGTTTCAGTATGTTCTAATACTTCAAGATCATCATTGGCGAGTATGGCTTGATACTCGATTTCAGTCAGATTTGTGTAATCTTCTTTGGTAACTTCTGTTTTTTCTTCCCAATAATGCTTGATTATGCCTGTTTTGCTAATGAGTGCGTCTTTAAAAGCATCATACAGCACCTTAAAGCCATTATTTTGGCGCATAAAGACATAATTGACGTAATCGGTGGCTTGTCTAGCCATCTCGACATCTTCTGGTCCTTGTGGCTCAAATTCAGCGATGTTGTTGTGTGTAGTAAATATGCGCATAAGCGAAGGCATAATATACTCAATCGTATCTCTAACATCTGTGGTAACAATCTCTGATCTGCCATCAATCTCGTTGCCAAACTTCTCACCAAGATAATATTTCATGGCATCTTCTCTTTGATTTGAGAGTTCGCTGTTAGCATATCCTGTAGCTGATTGAATTTCTGTGCCTAAATGCGCAACTAATTCGCTTTCAGTCATTATTCTTGGTTTTTTTGCCATTTTTTGCCTTTTTTGATTGTAATTCTTGTTCTAGCTTGTCAATTCTTTCTTCTAACTCTTTGAGTTTATGTGCAACAAGCGATGGTGATGTGATAAGTTCTGCCATTATTTCTGTAATTTCTTGATTGCATTTTCTGAAAAACCAAATTTCTGTTTCAATATTTGGATTGATTCTCTCTCAGATGGTCCGCCTAAAAGCGCTTTATTAGGGTTTCTTACTGTATCTTTGAGAATTTTTAATTGGTTTTTGTCAGCAGGATTAAGGTTTTTTGTTGCTCTCTTTCTTAATTTTTTAGCTGCTAATCTTGCTGCAAATCCTACTAATGGTCCTGCCATATTTATCTCCTAAATTTACTTGGTTTGAGCAAATCTTTTCTTCTTTCTGAGTTCATGCCACGAATCGGTTGTCCACCCATAGTATTCATTGTATTCATCAGCTTTCTCAATTCTTCTTCAGAAATAGCTCCTTTAATGTATTTCATGCTTGGTGACATATCCATTAAAAATTGTCTTTCGGCATCGGATATAAGACCTTTGAATTTGCTCGGTTCATCTCGCTCCATGCCTTTTTGTTTTTTCATGCGCTTTATGCCTTTTTGTTTTTTCATGTCTGCCATATTTATCTCCTAGACTATTGCTACTTTTGGTCCTAAACGACCTTTTTTGTTCCATTTTGATGTTTCTGTGGTTGAATGTCTTAGACTCATCACTCCATATCTGGTCGCTGACATCAAATCGTCTTTGAGTTTGACAATTTTGCCATCTTTTCGGTGATAGAGTCTGTATTCATCAAACCAATCGTATAATGTGTTAAATACTTTGAATCTTCCTTGCTCCATACGAGTAAGCATATCCATAATTCCTGCTTCAACACTATTGCCACCCTTTTTTTCACCTAATGCTGGGGGATTTTCAAAGTGAAAGGGTAGCATATTTACATTTGCTTGGCGGTATTGTTCCGCCAGAGTAATTCCTGATCCTTTATCATGCTGGTAGCCATCGTGAGGAAAAGCTATTGGAATGTAATGACTACCTTGTCTTTCGTTGATGTGTGTTGCATGATAATCCGGTGTCTGTTTAGACATTTTGTAACAATCATATATATATACAATGTCCTCATCACGATCCCAAGCAACCCAAACTACTGCGGTTGGATGGTCGTAACCAAAATCAAGACCTGCGATTCGTGCAAAGTGGGTTGGTATTGCGAAAGGTTCACAGGTCAAGCTGTCCTCTGCGACAGGAAATACAAGTCCACTACCAATCATCGGAATACCTTTGGATCGCATATCCCTTTCATGTGGTGGCAGAGCAGCTAAAATCTGTTGTTTCATATCCTGAGTTAAATGTTCAGCATCTTCCCAACCAGCAGTTACCAAACCTTGTCCCGGTCTTAAATCGTTAGTAAAGTTTTGCACAACCTCTGTCATGCCTGATTCTGGGGTAAAAGTTAGGTAAACCGCCCCATTTTTATCTAAAGTCCTCGTTATACATTGAGAGTAGATATCCTGTGGTGGTTCTTCATCGAGCCAGATCAAATCTAAACTCTCACCCATAAACTTCTCAGCGCCCATCTCGTATGCTTTGAAGGCAACCCTCGACCAACCTCCTGATTTATGTTTTACAAGGACTGATGAGTGTGCATTGGGTACACCAGGCTTCCTTGTGGTTTCGCCAATGAGATGTTTGGGGATCGAACCTTGCCCTTTATCTCTTGGGTTGTCAGGTTGCCCAAATAATTCTTTTTGACAGATATCTCTAGTGGTTTCATTACTCGCACCACATACCCATGCCCTAATAGGTTTATCGTATTTTCTTCCTTCCCACCAATCCGGGTATTCACCGGTTAAATGAATAGCAATCTCCATAGCCCCCACATAAGACTTCCCAACCCTATTCGCTGCCATCAATAGTCTTTGATTAGCTTCCGAGCCTAAATCGTGGAAGTTCTTTTGAAATTTATAGGGTTTGTAATATTTGAGCTTGTTTTCTTCTTTTCGTTTATTAAGAGTGTTTAGAATCTCTTGAATTCTGTGGTTGTTTTGCATTTCTTAAATTTTCGTTATATTGCTCTCCTCTACCATTTAATGCTTCATAGTTACCAGCATCTATCATTCCAGCAGGAGAGGTGTGAAAAAATTTGAAAGTAACAACATCTTTTAAAATATCATCTATATGCCCAAAGATTTGGTCTCGTGAGTCTTTATTAAAAATCTCAAAATCATTTCTATCATCAAAGAATTGTTCATTTTCCATCTTTTTGATGGTTTTATATACATCTAAAAAACTTTCTTTTTTTTCTGTAGCATCTAATATCAAACTAAAAATTCTTTCTCTGTATTCTTCCCAATGGTCGGTGCAACCCATTTGGTCTACAAATGTTGGTGAATGTTCCCAAATTCTAGCAAAAATATAACCTCTTATCATTGATATTTTTTCTTCTAGCGTCATTTCGTTTTCCTATCGTTATTCTTCATAAAAAAGGCATAGTTGTCCTTAGTTTCGATTATAGTTTTTTTAATTATTGTTTGCAATAGCCCACATATAAATTGGTTTAGTGTTAAGGTAAAAGCAATATTTCCGATGAGAATAGGAATAAGACTATTCCTATATTTATATCTGACTCAGGGGTTGCCTACCTGACCTACTCATGCTCTGGTTCTACGATCTGGTTTGCTAGTACCAAACATAGTCCTTGCTCAACCCTAGTTTACCATATTGTGTCATTAAGGTAAAGAAATATAATTGCAATTAAGGTAAATATTTATCTTGTAGTTAAGGTATTGATGTGCTACAATTAGGTGAGGGAGAAATTATATTTGGTCTAGCGCTAGATTAGATGAGATCTAAAGATATTCCGGGCTTACCAGATTAATGATCCCAGATTGTTAAAAATTTCTAGCAGCAAAAGAGTGTGTGTCAATTATAGTCTTTTTACCTAAACGACATAAGATATTATCAATAACTTGGCTAAAGAAGAACGAATCATAATGCCTTTTAAAATCTAGTTACTCTAATCTAGTATCTCTTATATCTCTATGAGTAGAATATCAATGAATTAGCCCCTTTTTGGCGATTCTGATAGCTATTACCGGGCATTATTTTTTATTGGACATGACAAACCATGAGCTATTGTGATCTGGGTAATTATTTTGTTATTAAGGTAAAATATATCTTGTAGTTAAGGTATAATATAGTATAATAGATACATAAGGAAATGATTAATTAGGAAGTAGGATCTTCCGGGAAAAACAAAGGAGTAAATTATGAAAAAAAACAAATACGAAAAATTAGTCGACACAATAATTGGTGGTGACTTCATAGACGTAGACACATTAATTGAATTAATGATTATGAGTGATTGGTCTGCTGATGATGTAGCTAACGAACTTGGCGAAGATTTCAGAGATCAATATAATGCTTGTAGAGTAATGCGTGTAAAGTGAGGTTAAATATAAAAAACTTAGGAGAAAATAATATGTTTGACAAAAAAGTAGAGAAATTTAAAAGAGCAAAAAAAATATACGTTGGTTCTTTTGTTAAAGACCAATATCAAAAAATTCATGCAAAAATGAAAAGATATAATGTGTATGGTTATCAAAAATGCAGAGGTGGTATCGAACTTTGGATTAAGGTAAAGTATCGTAAACTTACTGCAAAAAAAGGTAAGGAGCAAATATCTTTAAAGTTTGCTGACCAATCACTTTGTGATATTGACAAAAATTATGTAATTAGTGTCATGGCAAATAGATATAAAAGACACATTCAAGACCTTATAGACAATCATCAGAATTTTATTGATTCTGAGAGTGAAAGGATTGAAAAATGCAAACAAGACACCATACAAAGAAAGAAAGTTGTTGATGAGTATGAGAAGATATTGAAACAATGTGATATTAATGCAGAAAATTATCATTGGAAAGTCGATAATGACCTTAACATAACTAATCGACCTTTACTTATTCAAGACCAAATCGAACAAGAAGAACAACTGTACTTGTAGTATTTTGTCTGATTACATAGCCCATATATTAACTTATATGGGCTATTTTTTTACCATGAATAAATGACACCACTCGCCAATATTATCGTGCCAACTGCATTAATCAATATGATTGAATAGTCTTTCCAAAGCACACCAACCCATAACCACCCTAATACACCTATAAGTTGAATATATAAGTTCAATGGGTAGATATTGAGTGCAGTTAGGCACAATCCACTTGATAAGATGATTGAGCTAGTCCACTTTAGTATATTCATCTTCTGCTTCTAATATCGCAAGTCCAATTTGATAAGCAATCTGTGGCACAATCGCATTGCCTAGTCCTTTAAGTCTGTCCACCCTATCGGATATCCCATGAGCCACTCTACCCACATTGGGTTCAGATGACCACCACGAGGTTTGTCTGTGTATGCCACTTCTGTTTCTAAATACTTCTTGTGATGAAGTTTCTCCATGTTCTCTGTCAGTTTCATGTGCATACCTATCGCTGATCTCGGAGTCGGCCACATCTTGTTTGGTTTCTCCGACTGACTGTCTGTTACTGCGGCATTTAGACTCCACCCATGAGTTCCCTTTATCATGCTCGGACTTGGTTTCTCGTGGTATGCCATCCTGTTTGTTGCTCTCGGAGTCGGCCACATCTGTGACAACTTCTTGCCTCTCTCTCTCAAACCCTCTGCTATCATAACTTCCTCGTTCAAAACCTTGCCCCCTTTTCCATTCGGTCTGCTCCCGCCCCCTGTTCTCGGAGTCGGCCACATTCTGTTGTGTACTTGTTCTCTCAGATTCGAGCATCCGCCCTTGTTCGCTTTCTCGCTTCTCTCCTCTGGCTTCCTTACATCTGTCCTGTAATCCATTGTGCTTGGAGTAGCCCACAATCCCTCTCTGACTTGTACTGTTTGCGCAAGATTCAAACTGTTTCTCTTTTCTTGACTCGGACTCATCTGTTGGTCTGCTCTCCCTGATGTCGGAGTGGGCCACAATCCAGACTCTGTATCTTTGGTGCGGGGCATTGACTGCTGAAGCTGGAATAATAAACGATTGGACTTCGTAACCTTCGTTTTCCAAGTCAGTACACACTTGTTCGAGTACCATGCCTTCTTGGATTGAAGTAATATTCCTAACATTCTCGAAAATAACCCATCTTGGGTTCGATATTTTGATGACTCGTAACATTTCTGGCCAGAGATGGCGATCATCTTCTGTACCCTTTCTTTTACCTGCGACTGAGAAAGGTTGGCATGGTGCTCCCCCACACACAAGCCCAATTCCATCTGATCTTTTCGGTTCATAATTTTTAATATCTCCTGTAATTGGTACATTCGGAAAGTTTTTTGCCAAAACCTTCTGACACCATTCGTTATTTTCTACAAATTGGACTGTTTCAAATCCACCTGTACTCTCTAATCCTAAACTAAATCCACCTATACCGCTAAATAAATCAATAACTTTCACTATAATTCAATATCTCCTTAATAAGCAAGGGTGGAACTGCACCTTTTGCTGCACCTTTGACACCTTGCAACCCTGTAGTCGCACCTCTCGGTGCTGGTTCGTGACAAGACATCCCGGCTTTACAACTTTTAGCGACCATTTGCCAATTAGGATTGTTCGACCAGATATCAGTTGGTTTCATATATCTAAATCCATATTGGCAATATGTTACTGTAGTATATGGATAAGGTATAAGATTCATTTTTCTCAGCATGGCTCTAGGATTTTCGATATAAAAGTATTTAGGATTTAATTCTTCTATAATCTTGACTGTTTTTTTAACAATTTCCATCGCATAATAAGTTTCTTTATTTTTAGGTGTGAATGGTCCATCTTTTTTACCTTCCCAATTACGACCAAGAGCAGCTACACTAAATTTCTGACAAGGCGGACTTGCCCATATAATATCCGGCTTGTAATCTTTTAGTATAAATACATCAAAATCCATGATGTCCATAGTGAAATCAGCATTAAACTGATCTTCATTGTCTAGTGTTTTAGTTTCATAACCAAACTGTTTAGCTACTCTACTAAAACTTTTTGTGCCACAAAATAATTCTAATGTTTTCATGTGTCACCGATTTTTGATAAGGCGGATATTTCAATATTTTGTAATTTTTCGAGTAAATTATGGTAAAAATCTTTGTAAATTGAGTAATTTTTTCTCGTTAATCCAATCATTTCTCTACGATTATTGTCATCATATATAAAGTTACCTGAGTTATCACAATGCACACATTTAGTAATTTGACTCAGATTTGCTATAAAACCTTTGCCATTACAGATTGGACAAGCATTTTCTATAACTTCTCTCATTGCTAAATTTATAAATTTTTGTATTAAACTCCTTTGATGTCCTATAGTCGTTTTGTGTTGTAATTTTTTGTCTTTTAGTAAATTTATGAAATTGTTATAAGTTTGGTAATACAATTCTTGTGATATTAAAGACCTTGCTTTAGAGTTGTCAGCATATTTTGCTACTAGAAGGTTGTACTCAACACCAGACAAACCCCTTGTGCCGAGATAATGTGCTATATCTTCTGGTAAAACTGCATCATGGTTTTTGCTCGATGGCTCTAAGCTCATAGATTTAGCAGTTAATAATTTGATAATCTCAGCTTTCATTATCTAGTTGATCTTGCAACCATTCCCATAATTCTTGTTGTGTGCCATGTTTCGACTCCCAATCGAAAGGTGAGTGATGATATGAGTCATTTGATGTCAAATGATGGTATGCGCAGAGTGTAATCCATTTACGAGATTTGAGGGATGTTCCTGTGTTGTGCGCAAGACCACGAAGATGATGAATTTGAATATTATCGCCCATCAATCCAAGCTCCCTTCGACACACACAACACCCAACTTTTTCAATAGCGAGAGCATATCTTTTCTGTAATTGTTTAGATGGTTTTTTTGCCATTCAAACATTATAACATTAGTCTTGATAAGTGTTCTCTCTTTGTACTTCTGCATAATAATCTGCTAACATATCCCATTCATTTTCAAGATTATTTAAAAGTTCGTTTGCTAATTCTCTTGAACAACCGATTTCTAATAATTTTTTGAATGAATATGACCGCAAATATTCCTCTGGTTCAGATTTTATTTCTTCAATCAAATCTAATGCTTCAAAATAATAATGATTAAAAACTTTGCTCACTCCTCAATCTCCAAACTATACTCGGCAAACTGTTTTGTGCCTGTTTCGTTATCAACCATTTGTGTTTTGATTTTATATCCTTGCGATTTCAAATCACTAATTCTAGCACTTAATCTAAAACAATTATATTTTTTTAATGCTCTTAAAGGGTTGATTTTTCTACCTTTTTTGAGGTCTTTTAGTATCAATTCACATTGTGTCGCCATAATTTTCTCCTGTTTTAATTAATTCTTAATAAATCTAAATTATTCATCCCCAAACTTTTCTTTCATTTTTCTCTCCATATATGAATTGTAAGAAATAACTTTTCCGATATATTCTCTTAAATCTTTTGGCAGTTCAGAATCGTCAATTTCTTTCTCTTTGATTCTTTGGCTTAAAACACCCATAATGCAGTAAAAACTCAAAGTTTCTCCCATTTCGTTTTGTTGCATATATTCCTTAATCTCATCATTTGTAGCATCCATGAGATTTTCTTTTAACTTATTATATTCAAGTTTAATTTCATCAGGTTTTATCAACCCATGCACTAAATCATAAACTAAATCTTGTAAGTTATGATGTCTTATAAAAGTCAAACCATTCGGATGATATTCGCTGAAATAAGAGTTCTTTCTGTTTTTTGTATAACCATATCTTCCCTCAATAAAGGTGGTAAAAAATAAACGAGAATCGTCTTTAAGAGCAAATCTTCTTTCTTGTTCATATTTTTTTGTTATTTCTTCATCTTCTTTCAATAATTTATCTGCAACTTTGATTAGAGTCTTATTACTCCAATTTAAACATTCCATAATTTTCTCCTGTTTTTTTTCATTTGCTTAGTAAGATTAATGAAAATATAACCGCACATAAGCAAAATCCTGTTAAAAATATTATAAACTCATACATTTTTAGTTTCCTTTGTTGTACCAATCCTTTTCTTTTCTTGTATTCGCACTAATGGTCCGCCATATATCTAGCTTTGCCATTTCCAAATCGAGTCTGCGCTTATATTTTTTGTGTTTTTCGATAGCTTTAGCAACTTTTTCTTTCGCATTTATAACCTCAATGTTGGTGTTTGCCATTGCTTCTCTTTGTCTTTGTGTGCCTTCTATTTGACAAGCATGGAGATATTCTTGATCTAATATTTGTTTCGCTTCTTCTTTTAACAGAAACAACTCCGCTTCTGCTTTGGCTTCTTCTTCGCCAAGTTTTCTAATAAAATCACATTGTTTTTCGAGTTCTTCTTCTGATAATCTTAGTGTCATTTTTTTAATCCTATCAATTTATTTTTGATTTTGTCAGGTAATTTAACAAAACTCTCTTTGGTTTTATGGTTTTGATATAACTCTGTGAAGATTACTAATTTCTGCTCAAACTCTTTCTCTGTTGATTTTCTTAGCGATTTCCTACCCATGATGTCGATAATTTTGTCAGCTAAGTCATCGTTTAATGGTTTTCTATCAAAGAATTTTTGGAATTTTTCTCTCAAATTGAGGTCTTGTTTTTTAAGATGTTTGATTAAGTGCGCTGGTACTTGTGGCTTCCATTCATCGACTTTGCTGTGTTCAATAAATGCCACCACCAAATCCTGATAATCGAAATCTCTGAGTGCTGCCCAAAATACAGCTTTTTGAGTCATATTGTACTTGGGTTGGCTAGGATATGACTCATCTATCCTTCGCATCAATGTCTTAAATTGTTCTTCTAACATTATCTCCTTGCCTGATCCGGGATACTGTTAGTTATATATTATTAATATAATTATATTATTTATATTATATATATATATATTAATAATAATATAACTACAATGTAAAAGTAAAGGTTGAATTAACGACAATATTGTAGTAATTTGGAATTGCTAGATGATGATTTGAGTAAAAATCTAAATGATCTGGGGGATTTTCACTTAGGGTATCATCATCTAGTCCCGGATATCCCAGACAAAATAATTCCAGATCGTAAAAATAAGGAGCAATTATGCCTAATTTAACCTACAAAGAGGTTTGGGATGTTTTGTCAAAAAAAGATTGTACACCACATCACGAAATTATACCTCTTAAAAAGCCAACAAAAGATGGCAAAACAGAACTTACTTACATTTCTTGGACAGGAGCTTGGAAAATGCTGATGGAAAGTTATCCACAGGCAACTTATGAGTTTCCAGAGGAGAAAGTGTTGCCGAATGGTTCGGTTACTGTCTTTTGTATAGTCAGGATTGAAAATCTTTCAAGAGAAATGTGGTTGCCGGTTTATGATAATTGGTATCAAAGCATAACTAACCCCACATCTGCACAAATCAACAACACAAGGATGAGGTGCTTTGTTAAATGTATTGCTATGTATGGACTTGGTTTATACATCTATGATGGCGAAGATTTGCCTGAAAAACCAAATAAACCTAAAGAATCAGTAAAAGCTGATCCTCATGTTCAAGAAGTAGCCAATGCAAAAGGCAAAGAAAAGACTAAAATTTTACAAAAAAAACTTAAATCAGGAGAAATAAATGAAAAAACAGACACAATCGGACTCGGAAATGCACTCTGAGGGCAAAAAAACATACAGGATCAGCTCATCAAATGGCGCTAATTATGTATATGGTCATTACAAAGCTCGGAATACTCAGATATCAGAAGATAGAGAGGGTAAAGTTGAGGACCTTTCGGACAACCCATTAGTAACTTATGGAAACGATAACGAGAAATATGGGGTGGCAGCTTTCATAAAAAAAACGAAAACTGTTCCTGAATACATACTTGCCGACCAAGATCGTGATAGATTTGTCGTCAAAGATTGGTTAAAACTTGGTGATAAAGCTGATGCAATCATTGATATATCGGCTACACCTGATGGTTTAGTCAATAAAACATCTATTTTGGAAATAAAATGCCCAGATATGGGTAATTCTTGTTTTGATAAAGATGGCAAAGACAACACATTTGGTGTGCCGAAGAATGGATTTCCGATCCAATATCTATGTCAATTAGCTATGCAACAAGCTGTTATGAATATGATAGTAGATGCTGATGGCGAACATATATACAAAATACAAAGGTCTTACTTGTTAGGTTGGTCGCCAAACAGGACAAGAATATGGGAATACAAATATAATCAGGAATTTATTGATTGGATTTGTAAGCAACTAGAGGAATATTCTTTATGTTTGATAGATGGCGAGAAAGTTAAACCAAAACCAGACGATTATAAAGATATCGTGGTCGCAGAGTACGAAAACATTAAGCTGAAATGGGATTCAGCAGGAGAAAATAAATGAAAAATCAACAAATCGATGAGTTTATTAGTACACATAGCTCTGAGAAATGGTCGAAAGAAAATATTTATAAGTGCATTGCAAATTGGAATCATTTTGCAGGTGAATTTTTAGATGAACTTATTTCTTTAGCGGCAGACGAAAGAACTCATGTTACAGATAAAAAAGAACTTGATTTGATTGACGACAGACTAATGAAATTGACTCAACTCAAAAATGTTAGTAGAAATATTATACGTCATGGATTGTCAGCTCATAAAGATTATGGAAGGGGGTATGACATAAAATGAAAATTACCAAAATAAATAGTGGTGCTTACACAATCAATTTGTTTACACCTAATGGGAAAAGAGTTCAGATATCAATAAGGCATACAGATGCTACCAAAAGACATTGGGAAATTGATAGTCCTGAATTGTACAAATTAGTACAGAAATGTCCTAATTTATTGAAGAAGTTTCCAAATGGTTTTGGAATATTTGACAAAAAAACTCATGCAAAAAAGTGTATCGATGATCTAGTGCAAGATGTTTGGATAAATTTACTTATTGAAATTACAGGAGAAAACACATGAAAATTAGTTTAACTTTGTTTCCACAGAAGATACACTCTCGTATCTTTTTAGGGATAAAAAAAATATTTAGCAGACTCAATGAGAACAATGAGAAAATCAAGCCATTGTTTAAGAACTCTAAATTTACCATAAGAGAGGGTATACACCTTCCACCCGGAGATTATGAGCTAACAGGGTGGTATAATTGTAAAGAACTTGATGATGATGACGATTTAGGTTCTGTAAATTTTACGATTGAGCCAAAAAAATCTGAGGGTAGCGGTAGTTTTGCTAATAACCCACAAGAAGGTATTAAGCCAAAATCAGCACCGACAGATGATTATGATGACTTTTTTGACAAGGAGTAAATATGCCAACAAAACGAGCTTATCAAAAAGATCCTAAAAAATATAAGAAAAAAAATGCTGAATATTACAAGGAAAACAAAGAGAAATGGGCAGATTATCGTTCAAAAAAGACTCCAGAGCAGTTGGAAATTGAACGAGAAAAGCGCAGAGCAAGGTATCAAGCCAATAAAGAGAGAGAGAAAGCTAACTCAAAGGCAAGGTACGAAAAGCTGAAAAAAGCACTAAAAACTAGTGTTTCTAACGATCAGGAACAGTCAAATCAAGATAAGGATGGCATAGATTGGTAAATCGAACATAAATATCTTGTAATTAAGGTAAATAAATCCTAATATATAGATATGGCATGAGCCATATTAGTTAAAAACAGGAGAAAACAAATGACAACATTAACATTTAAAAATTCAAAAATTTTGAAACAACTTGCAGAGGAAACTCGCAAGTCTAAAGACATTAAAAAACCTTATACGAGAGAAAAAGCCACAAATAAAGGTGTATGGCTTGTTAAAGATGAGGGAATATATTTAATGAACGCCTTTTCGACCAAAGGAAAGGAAAACCTTGTGGTCTATGCAGATGGATATAATCCTAATAAAAGAGATTGTTGGGAAGATTGTGTCCATGCAGTTGGTGGCGATGATTTTGCAGAATTTGTGCCACTAGATGATGGGCAACTTTATAGACTTCGTGTGGATGGTAATTTAACTATTAAATGGGGCGAAACTTCATTTAGTGTTATTGCCTAATGCTTAGTTAAATCTTCATTATCTGACTGTTTAGAGGGCAATATTTCATTGTCCTCTTTGCTTTTGGACTCTTTTAAAATACTCAAACTATTAGCTAAATGTGGCATATCTTTGACCAAAGACTGTAGTTCTTGCACAAGCTCATCATCGGTCTTACTTGCAATATTATCGACATTGAGGTTGATATTCTGGCTAGAGTAGTTGCCTAATTCGAGTATAAGTTTTGCTACATTCATTTTGACACTATCTTGTTCTGAGTGTACTAATAGGTCTTGTAATACATTTATAGCCATGCCACTACTACTAGCAATTCTTTGCTCGTTAAATGCCCTTATTTCAGCTTGTAGCTTGTTTTTTAGGTAACTACCCATCTGTCGTGGATTTTGCTTATATCCACACTTTTGTGCGCTTTTGGTGGCATTTCCTGCTGTAGTACCTTCACAAAAGCACTCTATAAATGCTTTTTCTTGATCTTTAGTAATTTTTTTTGGCATATTTACTCCAATATGTATAGGTAACAAAGCGATATAATCGCTGTTGTTACTAGTGCTTCTAGTATCATTGTC